TATTCATGAAAATAAATGCTTCGCTAAATGTATCTAATTTAGGTTTTATTATCTTATGTGAAGGGCGACATTTATATTGACATTTTTCCATATAATCACAAATAGATGTATAAGGTCGGTCTCCTACTTGATATTGAATGTTTTTCCCATTTGACAAATGTTGTCTAACACGCTGGTCCATGTTTTCAACCGTAAAATTTATTTGTTCATAATTTAATAAACAATCAACTGATACTTCTTTTAATAATCTACTTATAACTCCAATTTGTTTGGCCTTTCTCTCTGCTAATCTATAAACATATAAATCGGCCGCTTCAATTTCCGGATTCTCTAAAATAGTACCATAAAGATATATTAAAACATTTCTTTCTGAAAAATCAAGCACTTTGTGACTGCAATTTCTTACTGCTCTTCCTATAATTTGTTCTATTCGGTTCATATTGTACCATGGTTCCATTACATGCACTTGACGTATGTTTTTAAAATCCAATCCTTCATAACCGGCTTTTGATATTAAAACAACTTTTATATTCTCACCATTTTTGTTTTCTTCGCGATTTAATTCCTTTAATTCTTTTAAATTATTAGGCGAGTATCTCTTGTCGCCCGTAATCATTGTATATTTTGCAGACCTAAATGTACCTACGGTTTCGCTTGTCTTTGGTTCATATGTAATGGAATCTATTGGGGCTGTTGGTGGTGTTTTAAATAATGATGATTGTTCTCCATATCTTGTAAATCCCAATTCTTCTAATGCCAACGCAACAGGCACTAGACCACCGTCAATGTATTCTGAATATATTAAAACAATTCCAGTTGAATTTAAAATGTTATCACATATTGCTTTAATTTTGCTACTATATTTTCCAATCTGAGATGATGAAAATATTCGGTCATCGGGTCCGTCATTTTTCCTATATTCAAAATCTTTCTTTTTCGCACTTGAACCTTCTTCTCTTTCTTCATTATATTTCATTATTTTATCAAGACCTTCAGTCCCCACCAATTCTGATACATTTACTTTAATTTCCTCACCTTCCATGTATCGGTCAAGCCTTTCATTGGGATAAACAATGTTTAGTGCTTGTATAGGACGTTGCAACATAGTATATCCAAATTTTTCCATGTTTTCAAAACTAGGTAATTGTTTTTCAGTTCCTTTTTTGGTTGATGTGGTTTTTGTACCTTCTCCTTTTAATGCATCAATAATATATTCATAAGCATTTTGTTGATAACTTCCTATTTTTGTAGTATATAAATCTATAATTTCCATTACTTCAGATATCTCTCTATCATTTAATTGAACAACTGGATAATTCGTTTCACGAGAGATTATTGAATTCTCTGGAGAGAAAATGGCGGGCCAAATTCTATAAGGAAATGTATAAGGATTTTCTCCTCTAACAAATGATATGTAACCAATTGATTTTCGCTCTAATAATTCCCTCCCTATTTCACGTCCTGAGTCGTCCGTTTTAAAACCGCCATCACTTGTAAATACGTCACTAATTTCTATAGGATGACGCTTATCATTTATGTTCATAAGATTAAGCAACCATATTATTTCTTTGTAACTATTATACATTGGTGTTGCAGATAAAAGCAATAATCTTAAAGAATTTACATTTTTAACTAATTTCATAATTTCGCTTGCTGCGCGTTTATCTTTATTTTCGTCTGCTACTTTTACATTATGTATTTCATCAATAATAACTAAACGATTATTAAAATTTTTATTTAATTTGTATCTTGATATTTGTTCGCGTTTTCTCTCTTCCATGTCACCTTCAACTCTAGAAATACCATCAATGTAATTTGCAAACTCAATATATCCTAAAAATAAATAACTATTATTTATAATTTTATTTACTTGTCTAATAATTTTCTCTCGCGTAAGACCTTTCATGTTCATAGGATTTATCTCTTTTAAAAATTTATTTCCTGTACAAGACCTAATATCCCACATTCCATCTATATTTTTTAACTTAGTTTCATCAAATAATTGTGTTTTAAAATTATCTTGTACATTCGGAGACGCAACTACTATAATTCTTTGTACAATTCCCATTTGATTCAAATAATCTCTCATTTCTTCTGCTACGCTAATTGCTGAACATGTTTTACCACTACCCAAACCATGATAAAGCAATAAACTATTGTACGGTGTTTGAAATGATAAGAAATTTCTAACAAACAATTGATTTGGAGACAATTCAAATTCAGCATTACATAATTTTTCGGCTTGTAAATTAATATCAATGTTTGTTCCATCTTTGTCTTTTACATTTCCATCATATTGAGTGTCATAAAATTCTTTCTTTTCTGATATCTTAACATTAAAATTGGGGTCATCTAATGTAGGATATAAGTAATTGAATTCATCTGACATTTTAGAATCCAAATTTTCAACAATTTCTTTTTTAAGTTTAAATTCTTTAAATTTTTCTTCGTAAAACTCATCATCTTTAGATAATTCATTATATTCTTTTTTAAGACCTTCTTGTAAATCAACTAAAATATTATCTTGTTCAGGAGTGCTTTCTTTTAAAATCAATTTCTCTTTTATTTTTTTAGATTTGGCTGGTTTTTTAATTATTTTCTTTTCAGGTTCAATTGGCATAACTATCTCAGGTATAACTTGTTCAGTTTCAACCTGTTCAATTGTCTCTGGTTCAATAGGTATAACTGGTTCAACTGAAGTTTCTTTTTCATTACTAACAGTTCTCTTTAAAACCAATTTTTCTTTCTTTTTTTTCCCTTTGACACATCTACCCGTTTCAGGATTTATTACTTTGCCTTCAGGACAATCTTTTGTTATTTTTTTTTTAATACATCGTCCAGTCTTTTCATTATAATCTTTGCCCTTATTTTGGCATTTTTTAATTTGTTTTTCTTCTTTTGTAGACATGTTACTTATATATTATGAATATAATCTATATTGTGTTAAAATTTTATTAACTTTTTCTAATATATTTTTTTTTTCTAAATTATATGGTCTAATTATTTTACAAGCATCATCATATGAAAACCATTCTAATTTGCTAATTTCAGAATTCTTATATGCATGATTAATATCATTTTCACGAACAATATCCATGTAAGCCAAATAATATTTATGTTTATATGATTTGTAATTAGAACCTGTAAATATCTCTTCATATGGCAAAACATTTTGTACCAATTTTAATTGATTTTTATTATACAACGTTTCTTCCTCAAATTCTCTAATAGCACATTGAAGGTCCTTCTCTTGATAATCTCTTCTTCCTTTTGGAAATCCCCATTCAGGCTCGCTCCAACTTGTTGTACTTTCTTCAATAAGTGAAAGCAAATCATATTTATTATTATTTATTGTTATTCCCAATTTTAATGAAATAAATTTCTCTCTAGATATCTTTTCTTCTCCGCGATATTGAACACTTACATCTTTCCCCCAAACACCTTCCCATAAAGTATCAAACTCTTCAGTTTTCAACTGTTCTTTTTCATAATTTGTCATCTCATTAATAACATTCATTAAATATGATTTATTATATAGTGGATACTTACCTCTCATAAAATCTATAAAACCAAGACTATTGCAACGCCTAATCAATAAATATTCTATTCCAGGGTTTCCGTGTCTAAACGCAATAATACCAAGACTTGTAATTGGCTGTTTACATTGATTGAACGCATGTCCAAATTTTCCACAATTATTGCACAAATTGTTGCTCATGTTATTTGAAAAACTATTTGAAAAATTATTTCCGAAGAGTAATGATTTATTCATTGATTCGCTATTTGTTATTTTTACTTTCTTTTTATATCCTTTATACTAATGGAATTAGATCCAACTGTTTGGGGACCACATTATTGGTTTGTTCTTCATACGATAGCATTATGCTATCCTTTAACTCCAAATGATGTTACAAAAAAAAAATACTACGATTTTATACATAATTTACCTCTTATGTTGCCAGTTGAAAGAATAGGAAATAGATTTAGTAAAATATTAGATGAATATCCAGTTACACCATATTTAGATTCAAGACAATCATTTATTAAATGGATACATTTCATTCACAACAAATACAATTTGATGCTAGACAAAGAAGAGATAAGTATGACAGATGCAATGGAAAAATATTATAATTATTATAAACCAAAAAAAACATCATTAATTGAAAATTTAAAAAAAAAAGAAAAAATTATATTCATTATTATCGTATTAATTCTATTGGCTGTAATTTGGCATTTGTATAAAATATAAATAACTAAATAAATGATGTAATTGAAATGTCAAACATAAAAAGATGCAAAAATAAAATAAAATAAAATAAAATAAACTATTAATGTATTATATAAAATGAGATTTGGATTAATGATATTTTTATTAACTGGATTTTTAATAGCAAACATTTATCATGATGGAAAATATGTTACATTATTAAAATCTTGGAAAAAATATTATCAAATGGCATTTATTGGATTTTTAGGATTGTCTGCATATTTATTTATAAGAAAACATCCATCACATTCAAAAAATTTATTTGTTCACGCAAATGATTTAATAAAATATATGCCAATTGACAAAGAAGCAGGAGATTTGTTGTCTCCATTTTTAGATTTCTCTTCAAAACCTTTTTTTAATAGAGATAATGCAAATTACGAAAATAATGAAAATGTCACTCAACAAACGAGGATTATGACATCTGGAAAGGGCGCCACAAAAAGGTCAGTCAGTGAAACTAAAAAGAAATTTGTAGCCGCCCAACAAGGATGGAAATGTGGTAAATGCAATAACCAATTAACCGCATGGTTTGAGGTTGATCACAAAGTTAGATTAGAATATGGTGGTTCTAATGAAGTCGTTAATTTAGTAGCGCTATGCAGAGAGTGTCATGGAGAGAAAACCACTATGGAAAATCTATAAATAAATTATTGCTTATTTTGGTGTATAATGTTAAAAATTTTTCTAATCATTTATTATATGAATTTCATTGATAATATTAAAAGTAATAAAACACAATTTATATTTTTTATTATTTTGATTGCGTACATTATTTTAATGTCAATTCTATTTCATTATAATCCAAAAAACATAATTAATAATTACGGTACACTTTCTATTATTACCGCTCTATTTGGAACATTTGTCATCATCATGATAATGTTTTTTATTAAACGTAGAGACAGTGAATTTGGTCAACAAGAAGATAATCAGAAACCCGGAATAAGCACATTTTTCATTAGTCTTATTTACGGATTGGCGATTTGGATAATACCTCTCGGTTTAATTTTTATTGCATATTATTTTTTAAAAAATATACCAGCCCTGGCAATGTCTAGCATTTATTTATTAAATATATTAATTATTTTAACCGGAATAACACTAGGATATCAATTTATTAAGCCGTATTTCATATCATCAAAATACTCAAAACATTCACGTTTTGTACAATTTATAATTGATATACTTCTTATAATTCCTTGCTTCTTATCCGATTTTATAAATTATGTCAAAAATCAATATAATATTACAACCAAACTTGTATGGATTATTTTTGGAATAGAAATTTTATTAATTTTAATGAGAATTTTTATTCCAAAATTATTTTCAATGATGATAAAACATGATTCAATTCATTTGTTAAAAGGCTCGGTGGAATTAAATAAAGAAACATCATTAGGAACTTATGATATATTAAATAAGACTAAAAATTCAGTAATAAAATTTAACTATAAATATGCTATATCTTGTTGGATTAACATAGACCCTCAACCACCTTCAACAAATGTGTCTTATACAGAAAAATCTAATTTAATAACATACGGAGGAAAACCAGCCATTTTGTACAATGGATTAACAAATGAAATAATAATAATGGCTAAAACTGGTAAAGAAGAAAAAGTGGTTTATAAAACTAAAGATGTCCCTTACCAAAAATGGACAAATTTTATTATTAACTATCAAGGAGGAACTTTAGATATATTCATGGACAATAAATTAGTATCATCTACACCAAACATAGTGCCTTACATGACATTTGACAATATAACCATTGGAAAAAACAATGGAATACGCGGTTCTATAAAAGATGTGGTTTATTTCAATGATGTTCTTACAAGAAATAAAATTTCTTGGGTTTACAATTCACAAAAATAATTATGTATATGTTATGTTATACTTTAGAAAATTTCTAATAATATAATATACAATGGCTTTGAAAAATATCGGAATCGCACTAATTGTAATTTTAATAATTATTCTAGTAATTAATTATTTTTCAAAAAATTCCAATAAACTCTCATCAAATCAAGATGGAAATATAGAATCAATAATATCAGCAAGTAATTTAACCTCGTCAGCAAATAATACAAGCAATTTTACATATTCGGTTTGGTTTTATGTAGATGATTGGAGTTATAAATATGGTAAGAAAAAAGTGATTTTAAATAGATTAGATGCTGATAGAAACCCTAGCCCAGAAATTGCTTTAGGTGCTTTTCAAAATAATTTAGAAATAGCACTTCAAACATATCCAGATAGTGCTAATGCGGATGCGTCAACTATTTCACAAACACACAATTGCAATGTTAAGAACATTCCTATACAAAGTTGGGTAAATGCTTTAATAAGTGTTAATGGAAGAACATTAGATGTTTATATTGATGGAAAATTAGTAAGAACATGTGTAATGCCAGGTGTAGCAAAAATTGCTTCAAACTCACCAGTAGTAATCACCCCCGGAGGCGGTTTCTCTGGTTACACTTCTAACATTCGTTACTGGGCAAACGCAACCAATCCACAAGAAGCGTGGAACATTTACAGAAAGGGTTATGGAGGAGGCATGTTTGGAAATATGTTCAATAAATATAGACTTAAGGTATCATTCCTTGAAGACAATAAAGAACAAAATAGTTTTGAATTATAAATATTCACATAAATATAAACTTAATTCATATCTAAATTCTCTTCTATATAATATATAGATATGAGTCAATACGGTCAAGTGTCAGACT